ACTAAAAAATCAACAATTATTGGTGATGGGGTATCATTTGAGTTTGGTATAACCCATAATTGGAATACTAGAGATCTAAATGTAGTAATATCACAAGATAATTCAAGCACTTCATCTATACCTGATACAGAAATAGAAGCAGAAATCTTAAAATTTAATAATACTGTTAGAGTAGTATTTACAATACCACCATTAGCAGATAAGAAAATAAAAGTTTTAATCTCAGAAATATTAATCTAATAATCATGGAAAATACAAAAGTATATAAATTAAGAGAACAAGGTTATGTTAATAGGAATGCTGTAGGTTCTGTGGCTGAAGGACATGGTATATATTACATTGATGAGAATGGTAACCCAATGGTTAAAACAGCAAATGATGATATACAATTAAATGCAGCAATTGAACCAAAAGTTGCTAGAATTCATTTAACTCAAAATAGAACAACAATACCAGTTACTAATTTTGATGCATGGTTTAAAGTATCAACTACTATGCAACTTGATGCTAATAAAACTGTAGGTATTAAATATCCTGATCAAGCAACAGGTTTAATTTATGGACCAGAAGTAGGAGGTGTGACAACACATTATCAATTACATTTCGATGTAACTGGTAAATTATCTTATGCTGCTGACAATATTGTACAACCAGTATTTCTTGGTTTTGCAATAGGTAATTTTATATCAGGAATACCAACAATTAGAGGTGGTGGATCTTTCATGATAGGTGGTGGATATGCATCTATAGATAGTGTAATTACTTTAGCACCGGAAGAATTCTTTTCTATCCTAATGTTTGTACCATCAATTGTAAATAAAGGTGGACCAAGCGAAGTAATTCAATATATGACATCTAATCTTATTATGAGAGAATGGAAATAAACTATTGTTCATATTAATGTGAACATAATTTTAATTATTTTTGTATTATGAAAGAAAGATTGAAAAATTGTTTTTTGGATTTAAATTTTGTAGATGAAACTCATACTTATAGTGTAGGTGGTCAAGTTCTGACCCCTACATCTAATATGATTAAGAATTTCTATGAACCATTTGATACTGTTAGGATAGCTACTAAAAAAGGTAAAAGAGAAGGTATTGATCCACAAATATTTATTGATGAGTGGGCAAGATATGCCAAAGAAAGAGCAGATTTTGGAACAGATGTACATAACTTTGGTGAAGAATATTCTATTACTAGATACTTTACATTTTTAAATTCACCTCTTCCTTCTAATGGACATGAAAGATCTGCTGTTCAATATTGGAATGATTTACCATCTTATATAATACCTGTTAGTTTTGAATTACAAATGTATTCAATAAAAAAAGGATATGCTGGTACAGCTGATATAATGTTATATAATACAAGAACAAATAAATTAATCATAGCAGATTACAAAACTAATAAAGATTTATTTAAAAATTTTAGAGGTAAAAGAATGTATGCTCCATACAAACATTTGCTTGATATGCCATATAATCATTATGCATTACAATTATCTTTTTATCAAATATTGTTAGAAGAATATGGATTTGAAATAGAAGATAGAATTATTGTATATTTGACAGATAATGGTTATAAATTATATAAGTTAAAAGATTATACTAATTCATTAAGAAAGGTACACAAATGGTAATAGGTGAAGTAATACAAAGAGTACAAAGTTTATATTCAAAAGGTATACAATCTGATGATTCTAGGTTATCTAGTAGGCATATTTATAATAAATTATTAACTATTAGGTCGCAAATACTAATTGAAGATTACAGAAAAAATAGAAATTTTAATGACTATACAAAACAAACATTGTATATTGATATGACATCAGCATCTAATTTACCATGTGGTAAAAGTGCTACTTGTAAATCAACTATCTCAAAAGAAAAAATACCAGTTTTTATTTTTTCTGGTGATAATAATATTATAGATGTGGAATCAGTTGATGGATTAATTACATTTAATAAAATCAATTTTAGTGATGTCAGAAATATAGCAGGAAATAAATATACTGGTAAAAGTGAATTTTATTATTTAAAAAATAGATTCTTAAAAACTGTAAATTCAAAAATAAAAAAGCTTGGAATAGGTGCTGTATGGGAGGACCCTATACAAATCGAAATCAAATCACAAATATGTAATGGTGAACAAACTTCAAATTACCAACAAATTGATTTTTATACACCTCCTAATCTAACTGATAGGATTATAGGATTAACATCAACTGAATTAGTTGGTGAATTTATAAAAATGAAAGAAGATATTACTAATGACACAACTGACAACTAATGCCAACATATAAAAGAAGAATATCATTAAAGACATTAATCACCAGTAAAGATGACTGTCCTGTTGAAATATCAAAAGATGAATATTTAAAAATCACAGAAGGTTTTATGAAATTCATTTCAAAAAAAATATTAAATGGTAAAGAAGTAGATCTACCATCTAAAACAGGAACAATATTAGTTGCTGGAAGAAAACAAATCATAAAAGTAGATGATGAAGGTAAAATAAAAGGTGCTGCAACAAATTGGAAAGCTACAATTGCATTATGGGAAAAGGATGCTGCAGCTAAAGAGAAGAAAACTAGAATTTATCATTTTAATGAGCATAGCAATGGTAACAGATATAAGTTCTTTTGGTTAAATACTTATACTAATATGAATAATAAATCTTTATTTGTATTTAAAATAACTAGAAAGAATGCTAGAAGTTTATGGAAAAGAATATTAGATGGTTTTGAATACAGAATATTTAAACCTGTTGATTATGATAAAAATCAATATTATATTGATGAAAAGAAAAGAAAAAGAACTGAAAAAATAGAAAGAGAAAATCATGGAAACAAAAATAACTAACAAAACTAAAGAAAATATTGATAAAAGAACCAGTGTTGAAGAAATTGAAAATGGTTTTTTAATCATCAGAACAGAAGAAGGTACTAATAAAGAAGGTGAGTGGTTTCATGACCAAAAAAAGCATTTCTCGAAAGAAAATCCTTTAGAAGAAATTGAAAAAACATTAGCTGATCATTTTTAAAAATTAATATTATGGAATTTGTTTCAATTGAAAGAATTTTTACAAAAGTAAGTAGAGATTTATCACATATGAACGTAAGTGAATCTGACATTATTGAATGGACAGGTGAAGCATTACAATTTATTAATGCTTTAAAAGCAACTGAAGAGTCTGTAGCTTTTATAAAAGTTAATAACTATCAATGTGATGTACCTGCTAATTTACATATAATAACACAAATAGCAAAGAATACAAAACTTGAATCTAATACTGAACCAGTAAAATCAAATAATGATGAAATATTAGATAACTCTAAACCTGACTATCCTGTGTATATTGACTGTAATGGCGCACCATATGATGATTATAATGTGGCTTATTATAGACCATATTATGATTTAAGATGGGAATATGATCAATGGAGAGATACAAGTCAATACCAAAGAGATTATGAACCAGTTAGATTATCTAATCATCATTTTTTCAATACTTTGGTTTGTTCAGAAGATGGTTCTGATGTTGGAACAAATGGTATATACAACACTTTAAAATTTGAATACTCAATTATAAAAGGTAAAGTATTAAGGTTTAATTTTGAAAAAGGATTAGTAGCAATAGCTTACACAAGAAATGTATTAGATGAACAAGGCTTACCAATGACCCCAGATAATATTTCTTTTACTACAGCTATTATATCATATATTTCAATGAAATATGCTAAGAGAGAATTCTTAGGTGGTAATACTGGTGCAAAAGGTAGACTTGATGTTGCACAGTCTGATTGGGAATGGTATGTAAAACAAGCATCTAATAGTGAATTAATACCAAAAGGTATTGATGAAATGGAAGACTTAGCAGATCAAATGGTAAGATTAATACCAAGAAGAAATCTTTATGATAATTACTTTGGTAATTCTAACAACAGGGAAGTAAAAAATATTCTTAACACAAGAAGATAATCATGGAAAAAAATATCGACTTAACAATCCAGAAACCAGTGGTTGGTTTAAATACTGATGTGTCACCTTTAAACCAACCAAAAGGTACATATAGATTTGCTTTAAATGCTGTAAATGAATCTAGTAATGGTGATAAAAATACTATTACTACAGAAGAAGGTACAACAACATTTGACTCATTATCTATTAATGTTAATCCTGCTTATTATGATGAGAATATTAAAGATTTTATCATAATAGGAAAAATATACATTGATGATAATGAACATGCAGTATTTGGTATTACCAATCATCAAACAGGTAATAATAGTAGTTTTGTTGGTAAAATGGGTGTTAAAACTGGTATTGATATTTTTTTATATGATGCTGATAATTCAATATTTAAGTTTGATATTAAACATCAAATAACAGGGGAATATAGATTAAGGAATGGTTGTGAGAAAACAATCTATTGGGTTGATGGTATTAATGATGTAAAAACTATTAACTATTCAGAAAACTATAATTCTGATTTATATAATGAATGGGAAGAAAGTTATAATACATGGTTAAGCAATGATAGACCCGGACAACCACCAACATTAGTTTTAAATGAAATAAAATATTTAAATTTAAAATTGATAAAAAGCTCCACTACTTTCCCAACATTTGATGATGTTGAAGTATTGGATGGTGGGAGTTTAAAATCAGGTACTTATAATTTTGCAATCAAATATGTTGATGAAAATGGTAATTCAACACCTTGGTTAACTACATCTCAATTAGTTCCAATATTTAATCATATAGGTAATGGTAACTATGATGGTATTCAAGGTTCAATAAATAAAGTTGAAGACACTACAGACCTCTTGAATAATGCCTTTGGTGAAAATCCTAGTAATAAAAGGATTGTATTAACTCTTGGAAACTTAAATGAATCATACATATACTATAGGATTGCAGTAATTGAATCAACTTCCAATACAGGTTTACCAACAAGAGTATTAGAATCTAGTAACATATTAACTAGAAATACAAAATTTGTACATGATGGTAATGAAAGTAGATACACTGAAATAGCAATCGAAACAATAATACCTAATGTACCAAATATTGGAGTTGCTGAACACATTGCACAATCGGAAGATAGATTAATATTAGCAAACATAAAAAGTTCTCAAAAAAATTATTGTGGTTTACAAGCATTTGCATCAAAAATATCATCACAATATACTATTAAACAAGTAGAAACTTATAACTCTAATGAATTAGGTGATCCAAAAAATCCAAAATCTTATTTTGAAAAAATAAGTTATATGGGTGGTGAAGTATATGCTTTTGGTATTGTTTATATATTTGATGATGGGGTTGAAACACCAGCTTATCATATACCCGGAAGACCTGAAAAAGAAAATGAAAGAGACTATGTAGCCAATGATGATAATAGTTCTTTTGCAGGTGAAGGAGATATTGAAAAATGGAGAGTACATGATACTGCTTCATTACCTAATGAATATGGTAAAGGTGATATGGCTTTTTGGGAAATGCAAATTGGAGATTATACATCTAGAAATGAATGTAGTTCCAATAGTGACTATTGGGGTCATGATAGCAGAGGTTCAGAATATCCATTATTAGGTCAAAAAATAAGACATCACAAATTTCCAGCAAGAAGAAAACAAGAATTAGCACATCATATTAGTAATGATTTACAATTAGTAGATACTGATAAAATAGTAATAATAGGTAAAAAACTTATTGGTATTGAAGAAATATCTGGTACATTAAAAGTAGCATATAACGTTACAATTGATGGTGGTGTTCCTGTAGATAAGTCACAGACAATTGATGTAAAAATTTTAGAAGGTATTTTTGGTCAAGATACAGATTTCTATGGTGAAATAATTGAAAATGGTAAAATATCAAATATTGTAATTGATGAGGAAAATTCAACAATATGGAGTAATATTAAACATTATATTATAGATGGTGTAGCAAATGTTAATCCTATTACTGTTAACCCTTTGTGTATTATGACTTTTGAAACTGTACGTGATATTGATTCAACTGATTTTGGTCACGTAAATTTGTTTGGTATTGAATTTAATAATATTGAATTACCAACAGGGATTGTTGGTTATAAAATTGTTAGAGCTAAAAGAGATGCTATAAATAGAACTATATTATCAAAAGGTTTTTCTGGATTAACTAGGATGAATGATAAATATTTAGGATTTGTTAATATAAATGAACCTTTCAAAAGAGATGATCAACCATTAAAACAAGCAGATGTATCATGGAATCCACTTAATAGATTTTTCTTAACTCCTGAGAATCAATTTAGTAATGCTGATGTGCAACCTTCATATATAAAAATTGAAAAGTTGTATATAAAAACAAATGCAAATCAAGGCATAACTACTCCTATATCTCAAAATGTTGATGATGATAGTACTGGTTTTGTATTTGATAATGATGGTAGTGATTGGGTTGGTACAGGTAGAATAAGCAAATATGAAACTAGTGAACATCCTCAAACTGATATCAATAGGAAAATAAATCCTATTATATATTTACCATATGTATCAAGAAAGGAAGGTTATTCCATTGATGATGAAGGAACTAAAAGAATATTATATAATACTTCATTAGATAATAAAGTTGGTATTGGTAGAATTGATGCAAAAATATCACCAGATGATGGAGATGATAATAGTGGATTTAAACATCTCTATTATATATCAATGAACGTTGAAAAAGATATCCATCCAATCCTTGATAACATTGAATATTTTCAAACTAAAAATAATATTCAAACTGAACAATCTGATATTAATTTTGGAGGTGATACATTTATATCACATTATTTCTTAACCAATGGTAATTATCAAGGAAATACTAAAGGTACTAGGATATTAGACTATGCATTAAAAGTTGTAACTATTGTAGTTGCTGCTATAGTTTCAGTATTAGTTACTATAGTTTCATTTGGATCTGCTACTGGAATTGCTGTAGCACTAATGGCTATAACAATTGGAGCATTAATTGTAGGTGGTGCAGCAACAATAGTATTAGAATCATATACAACTTTTATGGAAGATTATGAAAACACATCATTGGATAAACTTGGATGGGATCAATCATTGGACCATGAGAAGAATGACACTGATGATACTTTTTATAATTCAATAGAACATGCTTATGGTATGTTTGTAGAAAGTGATATTAATATATCATTAAGACAAGATGCAATATTTGGATTCACAGGTGTATTAACAACACATACTGCTAGTGCTTTAAAAAGTTATACTACTGAGAAATTTTTAATGTGGGATAATGGGAAAAATGATTATAAATACTATATCATAGCAAAACCTGAAATATATATGATAAATAAAGACTATCAAAGAATGAATGAACAAAAAGTATGGTTTCCATTACCTACTACTTATGATTGTTGTTCTGATTGTCTTGAAACTTTTCCAAATAGAGTTTATTATTCTGAAAAGAGTTTCTTAGAAGAAAATTTTGATAGTTTTTCTAATTTTTTACCATTAAATTATACTACTATTCCGGGTGAGCATGGTGAAGTTACAAATATATTTACTATAAAAAATGCTTTTTTTGCCCATACTAAAAGCAATTTATGGTTTGTACCTGAAAATATCCAAGAAAGAGTTACTGGTGACATTGTTAGTTTAATTGGTACTGGTGGATTCTTTGGTTCAACACCTAAAAAAATAATAGATTCAAATATTGGTGCTGCAGGTAGTGATCAAAAATTTGCAACAATAAAAACAGCAGATGGTGTATATTTCATTGATAGTAATGAAGGTGTTGTATATTTATTACAATTTAGTTCACAAGCTGGTACTAAATTAAATAAAATATCTGATCTAGGTATGTCAAAATGGTTTAAAAACAATTCTAATTTTATATTATCAGATCAATTGTTTAAAAAAGGTGGGAAATTAATCAACATTAGTAATCCAGCAAACCCAAATGGTTCAGGATTTCATAGTGGTTATGATCATTATAACAATAGATTTTTATTAACAAAAAAAGAATTAATATTATCTGAAAAAGGTGAAGCAAATCTTATTGTTATTGATAATAGTAATATTGGTACTAGTAATATAATATTACCAACTGAACATTGTAATCCAGCTACATCACTTAAAAAGTTATTTTATAATAATGATACTGGTGAATTCTATTACAGTTGGTGCATTCCTTGTCCAGAAGGTGACGTATGTTATCAATATCTAGTAAAGATTATAAATCCTTCTAGTTCTGATTTTTTTAAACATATAGGATGGACTCTCTCTTTCTCTAATGGATGGATAAGTTTTCATAGTTATATTCCAACTACATATATATTTGATAATACTAGATTGTATAGCACTTATAATAATGAATTAGCTATTCACAATGTTAAAGGTTCATATTTGAATTATTATGGTGAACAACAACCTCATATATTAGATATAGTAGGTATTAGCAATCCATTAGAGACAAAGATCCACGATAATATACTATTACAAACAACAGCCACAAAAAACAACATAGATCAAAGATATACAACATTTAACAAGATGATTGCTTATAATAGCAGACAATGTAGTGGTGAGTTAATATTAACTGCTATAGATAAAAATCCAACTGAGAATTACATGATGGGAAGTGTTGAAAATGTAGCTGGCGAATTAAATATCAAGAAGTTAGAGAAAGATTGGAGAATAAATGGTTTTAGAGATATGGTAATTGATTATGAAAAACCATTCTTTATAAATGATTTTACATTTAAAAATGAAGGAATCTTCATTGACAAATATATTGATGAATCAGTTATTAACAAAAATAAAGATTGGTCAACATTAGAAAGATTCAAAGATAAATATCTAAGAATAAGGTTTATCTTTGACAATAATACAGATACAAAATTGACAACTAATTATGTTATTGAATCTGAACAGAATATGAACTCTTAAAATAGTATATCATGGCACTGACAAAAACAGAAAGAAACCAAATAGCTTGGGATAAGATAAATGAGAATGCTGAAACAGATCTATTTGGTTCAAAAGCAAGAGCAATTACTAATAGTGATGGTACTGCAATTAATGACTCTGATACAATAAAAAATCCATTGGCTGAACTAATAGTTGCAGATAAAAAACCAAAACAAAAAGTCAAAGAAGTAAAACAAATTGATACACCATTACAAAAAGATACATTTAAATTAGAATCTAGGAACACAAAAGCAACTCCATTTTCAATACCTGAAATGGAACAGACATCTTTTGGTGCAACAGGAAATACTATTGGTGCTGTTAGTGGTGCAGTTGGTAATCTTGCTAACTTAGGAATGGTTTTAGGAAGTAAAGAAAAAAAGAAAAACAATCCATTTGCTAATTATGCTATGGATACATTAAGCACATTAGCCAGTATTGAATCAATGGCTGGAAGCATTAAAGATTCACAACATGCTGGTGTAACATTAGCAAAAAATACAGCAAGATCTAATAATAGAAACTCAGCAAGAGGTGTAAATGATTTAAGAGCTTTGGATATGGGTACTTTTATTGGTGGTATGATTGAAGATAGAAAAATTGATGAGAATTATCAAGATACTATGATTGATGTAAAAAATAAAAAAGCTGATGTTCAATTAAAAAGAGATAGCATGATTATGTCAGGTCAAGAAAGAACCAATGATATTAATCAAAAAAATAAAGATGCTTATTTATCTGAAATATCCAATGTAGTAACAGATATGTCAAACAATGGTAAGCAATTAGGTAAAACAATAAATCAAACTGAATCTGATGAAATTGGTATGAAATTATATGGTTCTGGAAAATATGGAAACTATGAAGATTACATGTCTAATTTAGGATTTTAAATTTATAACCATGGGAAGATTTTTCAAAACAGCAAGGCCAAAAGACATTGATTATTCATTTAAATTTCCTTTACAAGCATTAGCTCGTGCAATGAATAAAAAAGATGAACAAGTAGATAATACATTTAATGAGTTAGATGAAGTAGAAGCTTCATTAAATGAACAGAAAAACAAAACTGCTAGTACTCTTGGTAAAGGTATGTATGATACAAAAGATAAAGAAGATTATAATGCTGAAATGCAAAACATTGAAACTGAAATTGATAAAATTACTAACAAAATTAGTAGTGATCCTCTTGGTAATAATGCATCAAAAGACATTAGAACATTAAGGACTAATGTATCATCAAATTTTAAATCTGGAAAATTATATCATTTTAATAAGAATGCAGGATTGATTGATGACTTTGTTAAAAATAATAAAAGTAAAGATCCAGTATTGGTTAATACCATTTTAGAGAGTAGTAAAAACAAATGGGGTGGTACAATAAATGAAAAAGGTGGGTTCAATACAATTGATCTACCATCAACTGTATATGATATGAATGTATCAGATGCAAGTATAAAATATGCAAAACTTATTGATCCATATTCAGAATCAAAAGATAGAATTACAGGTACAATAGACTCCATGAAAAACAATAAAGAAGTTGTTGGAACAATAGCACAAGAATTAGAATATGGGTTATTAAAAGATAATGATGGATTTATTATTGATGGTTCTGTATTATCACCAGATGAAAAAGAAGTTGTAATAAATGACAAAATAAAAGAATTAGCAATTAAAAGTGTTAATAAAACAAAGAAAAAATATAAAACAACTAAATCATCTAGTAAAAAAATAAAAGAAGCAGATAAAAAATATAATGGTATTGATATTACTAACGAGTTAAAGAAAAGTGCTACAGTAAGTAATATTCATGGTTCAGTGGAATCCTATAGAAATAAGATTAAAAATACTACTGGTGAAGATGTAACTAGTTATCAAACTACATTAGAAATGATTGATTTCAAAACAAAAGTATTAGAAAACACTAATTCTAATATGAGTTCAAAAATGGAATCAACAATTGAATCTGTAGTATTACAAGAACAATTAAAACAAGCTGATGCATTTGTTATAAAACAAGCAAAAGAAAATCCATTAGTTGATATTAGTAATCCTGAAATTGTAAATCAATTACAACAACAATTTTTTGATGAAATACCAAAAAAATCAACTATGGTGTTAATGGATGGTTGGGCAAAAGAAATGACTAATGGTATGAAAACTGAAATCAATAAACAATTATCAGCAGTACCACAATCTCATTTAAACACAATAACATTACAATCAGAAGCCCATCCAGAATTAAATGGTAAATCAGTAGATGAATTAAAAGAGTCAGGTATTGTTGGTAGTGTTGTGAGTAAAGATTCAAAAAAGGAATATAAAACTAAATTAGAAAGTTTAAAAAATATAGAAGATTTAGGAAGTGTAAAAGATGTAAAAGAAATCAAATCAAAAGTAGATGGTGAAGATGTCAGAATTATTGAATATACTGTAGTTGATGATGATGATGCAGGTGATTATGCAAATGATGACTATTCAGAAGAAATAAGTGGTGATAGAAGGAAAGTTATTATACCAATGGAAAAAGTTGAGAAAGATAATTTTAAATTAACAACTACCAATGCTATACCTACACAAGTAATTGATGCTAATGGTCATGGTAAGATAAGATTAGAAGCAACATATAATGATAAAAAAATATCTGTATATGTTAATGATAATGAGTTAAAGATACCGGGTATAATGAAAGCTAAAAATTATAGACCTGCACCAGAAAATGGTAGAGTACAACCAACTAATAAAGAAACACTTGTAGCTCAAAGAATGTATAATACTGCTAAATCCGGTTTAGGAAATGGAAAAAGCATAAATTTACCAAATGGTTCTATACTTAAAAAAACAGCAGGTGGTAAAATGATGTTATCATATACTGATGCTACTGGACAAAATATAGAACTAACAGATGAAGTATACATACTTAGTTACATTTTAAATTCTTCAATATAATTATTATGATAGAAAATGATGGATTAGAAAAAATCAAAGCTGATGCACAAGCAGCAAGTAGTAAGTACAAAAAAGAAAACCCAAAAGAAAAAAAGTCAGAACAACTCAATCCTGATAATTTTATGTTCTCTGATGACCTAATTCATAATAGAACAAGAGGTTTCACTGAAGAACAAGAAGAAGATATTGTATCATATTATGATGAAATTGATAGATCAAAGAAACATAATAATGACATAAAAGCAAAGAATAAAGAAAGAGAACTTTATGAAAATAGAGATAAAACTTTTTTTGATGCTTTTGTTGAATCACATAGAAAAGGTGAATCTGTATTTGGTATTACTCCTGATCCATTAGCTTTTATAAATACTGTAATACAAGGTGGTATTTATGAAATGGATGCTGAAGACAATGCTATTGGTACAGCAGCTAAAACAGTGCAATCAACTGTGGATGCTGGTAGAAACTATGTAAATCAAGTTGGTTTAATGCTTTCTACATGGTTTGATGTAACAGATTTAAGAGCAGCAAATGTATTACCTGATGAAACATCATTCATTAATCTATTAAGTAATTTTGGACAAGGATTCAATAGTTTAAGAGGTTATGTTGGTGGTAAAATTGATCCGGGATTTGAAGATGAACATTTCAAAAAAAATCAAGAGAGAAATGAAGAAATACAACTTTGGGCTGATAAGCAATTAAATGATGTTTCTAATTCTAATACTGAATTATCTGATTTATGGGAAAAAATAGATGAAGAATTTTTTATACCATTAGATAATAAAATTGGTGATGGTACTGATAAATATGGTAATGCAATAAGAGACTACTTTATAGAAGAAAATGCAAGAATAAATGCATTAAGAAGTTTTGAAACAGAATTTTCATGGGCTGATAAAGATAGTAGTGTATTATCTTCTGATTTCATTGGTTATACAATGAATGTTTTAAAAGAAGGTATACCACAATTAGCTGCACAAATATCAACAGGTAAAGGTGTGTTTAAAGTAGCAGAATGGTTAAAGAAATCAAAGACAACACTTGATAAAGTTGCTATCATGGAAGCAGCAATCAAAGCAAAGAAATCACTCATTAAATCAAATACTATTACAAAAGCAGGTCTCACATTAGCTAATGTAAATAACGAAAGTATGATGATTGGTGATGAAGCTAAGGATGCACTTATTGAAAATGAAGCTACTAAAATAGGTGGTAAAGATTTTCAAAATGCTTGGTTAGAGAAACAACAAGAAATATATAGTTCTAGTGTTGGTTTAGGTGGTCAATTCATAAACAATATTATTGTACAAGAAAAAAAGAAATTCATAGATGAATGGTTTTCTGAAAATAAACCAGAAGAATATGAAATACTAAAGAATAAAGGAAATGATGCTGCTAATATAGCAATCAAATCAAACAATATTATGATTTTCACAGAAGCTTATGATGTTAGTTTAATTGATAAAATTGGTAAATATAAAAAAGTAGCTAAAGCTTTAGGTGATAGTAAATATTCAAGAAAAGCTTTAGGAAAAGTATCATTAAAAAATTCACTTGGTACTGTTGCCAAGGCAGGTGCAGTAGAAGGTTTTGAAGAAGGTGGTATTAATAAATTTGCTGCATGGAAAGGTGAAGCTTGGGCTAATGGTGAAAAATTTACTTTTCTTGACTGGTATAATAGAGCCATAAGAGATGGTGAAGCTGCAGATGACATATTTGCTGGTGTATTACTTGGTAGTGGTATGGGTTTTATTAGTGAATTTTCAAATTATGGTAACAAAAAAGAAGCATATGAAACTTGGAAAAAACAATATGATAGATGGGAAAAAGAATTAAATCCTGTAAATATTAAAACAAAAAGAGATTTACAATCTGTTGCTAAATCAAAAGGTAATCAGGAAGTTCTTGCTATGCAAATCTCAAAAGCTATGTCTGAAAACAAAGATATTTCAATGCTACAGGATCAACATTTAATTAATCAATCAGCATTAGCTTTTGAAACTGGTACTACTGAACAATTATTGAATTTCTATCAACAAGTAATAACAAATAATAAAGATCAGAGTGTTGTGCTTGAAGCTCAGAAAGCTGTAACTGAAATACTTAAATATGAAGAATTATTTAATGTTGCATCAAAATATGCTAATAAACATGATGTTTTTTCTGCTTTAGCTACAAAAAATAGTATTGAAGAAGTTATAAAAGAATTATCAAATCCAACCTCTACACTACTTGATAATTTACAAACCAAGCTCTCTTCCCTTAATGCTGATATAGATGCTGATTTTTCCATTACTAATGGTGAAGTAGTGTTTAATGGTAAAGATGCAAAAGTGTTCCAAGACTTAGCTATAAAGACTGATGAAATGAATGATTTTGTAAATAGAGATCAGGATTTAAAATCTGCAAAAAAACAACTAAATTCCATTAAAAGAAATATTAATATATTAACTTCTGAATCTACACAAAAATCAATAGCTGATGTTAGAACATTGTTGAAAGATGTGAAAAAGAATTTCTCAAATATATATGGTGTAGATACAAAAGAAGAATTCTTAACTGAAATTGATAAATTAATAAGTAAATATCAATTAACAATTAAAGAGAAGAAAGAAGTAAGAAAACACTTATTAACTAATTTCAATTCTTTTACATCAAAAAAACAAAGAGAAAGAGCAATTGTTAAAAATGAAATAGCTAAAAAATCAAAGAATCCACAAAGAAATAAATTTGATACAACAACTGTAAAAGATGCAACAACAAGGTTATTTAATGATTCAAAAAATATTGATGAATCAATATCAAATGATACTAGAAAAGAAGACATCGAGTTATTAAAATCTACTGTTGAATCAGTCATTTCTGATTCTAATGGTAATGTTACTGATTTTGATTCATTTATAAAAGAAATACTTGGATATAATGAAGCTGAATATTCAAACTCAGAAAAAGAAGAAATAAAAAATGAAGTAAAAAAGAATTATAAAGTATATGAATTGGGTTGGAAATCAACAGGAAGACCTTTAGACTCAAAAGCTGTATACAATAAGTACTTTATATCTAAAATTGATAGAATGAAAGCTAGAGCTTCTATATTCAATAAATTAGCATCAAAATTAGATGATAATGTTGAAACAGAAGAATCTGAAACAACAAATGAGAATCCTGTATCTAATATTCCAAAAGAAATAGTTGAAGAAAAGACAGTACCTATATCAAAAAAAGTTAGTACTGCTAGTGAGTCTGAGAAAAAAAGCATGAATGAAAAAAGATTTGGATATAAATTCAAAGTCCAAATTTTAGCTAGGACCATAGAGAATATAAATGGTGTAATGAAGGTAGTAGCAGGTACATGGTTTGATTCAAGAAGATTTTTAAATCAAAATATATTAGGTGCTGGAAACAAAGTTAATTTCACTATAGGTAATATTCCAAATATCAATGTTAGTATAACAGCCAATGGTAAACAATTAAAAAAACTACCATGGAATGAATTCTTTAATTTTAAATTCAAAGACAGAAGAAGTAATAAAACAAAAGGTAGTTCAACAAAATATTCTAAAAAAGATAATATTATAAAATTCTTTGAAGAAACATCAAAAGGTGAAAAAAGAAATGGAAAATTATATGATCATTATTCAAAAGGTCCATTATATAATAAACAAAATGGTAATATATTTATTAATGATGATTTCTTTGTATTAGATGATGAACAAGATGGTATGCTAAGAGATACTAATATTGAGACTGTTACATTATTAGAAATGCAAACAGGAGAAAATAGTCACATAAAAGTTGAGATTAAAAAATTATCTGGTGAAACATCATTGTATACTATTGCTGTAGCAGATCAAAATGATTCATTTGAACCAATATTTACACAAGATATTGATGGTAAAATTGTAGGTGTATTACATACAATTGATAATATCGAATTAGCATTTAATGATGGTTTAATAAGTACTAGAAAAAGAAAAAAAGAACAGTTATTATATAGAAAATCAATACTTAATGGTGAAGTTAAAGCTGCTACCATTAACTCAAAAATAACAACTGGTTATGATACTTTACCAATAGATGAACACCATGTAATATCTAGTCAAGATCCAGATGCTTTATTTGTTGTATGGGCTGATAATAAGTTCAAGATAGGTAACTCTAATTTTTCTAATGTATCAAGAGAAATAGTAAATGAAAATGATATATTAAAAAATAACAAAGGTGAGCAAACAGCTAGGAAACTTGGTGTAACATATGAAGTAAGAAAAATAGGTACTAAATTAAAAGAATATAAAGGTGTCATTAAAAAAGTTGACATTTACAAAGCTTTTCCTGTAGATATGGGTTTAGCAACCAGCACTGATAAAAATAATGTTATAGGAGCTATAAAGGCATTTATAGATGGTAAATATGGTATGAACAAAGGTTCTATGATAGATAATCCATCCATTGTGCAGAAGATCCTTTCTACAACAGGTATCAATAATGTAAAAACATTATCAGATTACATAGGTAATTTTATAATGAATACTCCCGGTAAATCATTAGATAATAATGGTAACATTGATGTAGAGAAGTTTAAAAATGAAACAATAAATGGACCAAGTGACATAAGATTTGCCACAAGAGGTAACATGTTTATTGTAGTAGCTAAGAAAAGAGATTCTGATGGTGAAGTAATTGGATCAGATATAGCAAGATTTGTATTACCAAAAGAAGGTGTTAAAATGAATAATGGTAACATTCAACAAATGAATAAGTTATTAAGTATTCTTGAAACTAATTATACAAAATTAAGAAGAAATCATAGTACAAAAGGATATGCCAGTAAACAAAAAATATTAACATTTGATGAATTTGGTAATATTGATGATGAAACTACATATGATAAATATACAATAAATAGTGTTAAAACTAATATTAAAGGTCATAAAGTAGTAGAAGAAGGTCAAGAGCCATTTTATGCTACTGGTACAAATCCAATAATAGAATTAGATACTTCTATCGAGACAAAAGCACTTGTTCAATCACCAATTACAAAAGAAGTAACAAAACCTGAACCAGTACAAGAAAGTATAACAACAGAGCAAGTAGAAAAAGTAACTGAAGCAAGTTCTGAGTTATTAAAAGATATTAAGAAAGCATTAGTTGAACTAGGTTCTAAAAATACTGATGTATTATTTAGTAATATATCATCTATTGATGAATCAATTGGTAATTTATCACAAGAAGACATACAAAAGATTATAAATGATACAGAAAAAATCCAAGGTGTAAACCCACAGCAACTACATACTATTGTTCTTGCAGTATTAAATAATATTATAAATGAATCTGGTACTGAAAAAATAAACAAGAAATTTGTTGATGATAATTTAAAAACAGCTTTTGATAAATTATTAAAAGTGAAAAAGACTGAGTATGAGTCTTTTATCACAAAATTAAAGGGTTTCAATAATAATAAGTATAATAAAATAATAGAAGAATTTGAAACTAGATTAAAAATATTTGATTCTATTGAAAATGAATGGGGTGTTGTAGAAACATTCACTAAAGAGTTGTTTAAAAAATATCTAAATATTGATACAAACAAAGATCAATTAAGTGCTATAGATCAACAAGAAAAAGATGTTGAATCAAGCACTAAAATTCATGAAAAAGAATCAGTTGAATATGAAGGTAAAGACTCTGTACCTACAGAATTAAAAAAGTTTTTTGCTGGTATTCATCAAAAAAATATAGATGGTACAGTACCTAGAGGTTTCTTAGGATTACCATTATATATGCCATTTGATAAAACAATGAATATTATATCTCATATAATTGGTAGTATTCCAAAATCTGATATGACATATGATGATATGATAAATGAAATGGTTAAATATGAAGATGTATATCCATTCATTCATGATGTAATGTTTAAATTACAAAATGCTGATAGAACTTTACAGATAAAATTCATGAAACATATGAACAAACATAATATGTCTATGAAATTTGTAAGTTTTAATTATGATAATAAAACAAAAAAATACAATATACAATTAAGAAACACTAATTCTGGTGAAGTATCAAGAATATTGAATGATGAGTGGAAAGAAACTTTGAAGATAAAAACATTAGTTAATGATAATGGATCAATAAATGTTGCTCATGCTAATAAATTATATGATGAGTTTAAAAATTTTACAGTTGACACAGATCATGATGTATTAATCAACTGGTTAAAAGAGTTTGGTATATCAATAGGTAAAGAAACACTTAAACAAGTACAAGATAACAGACTAAGAGATAATACTGGTACAGTACTTAGATACATCAACATGTTTAATTCTAATAAGAAATCAAAAGGGTTATTTGGTGGTTTAGCTGTAATGTTAGATGAATATATCAATAACCCAGATATTTCAAAAGTTAATATTTTTGATGAATCACAATCAAATCACCCATTTATATCAATTAATTCAACTTTGAATAATTTAGCCAAGATAGAAGGTATGTATAACACAAGAGTATTGACAATTGCTTTTAGAAGTGGTGATAAAAATATAAATGGATATATACCATCTAAATTTGCTACAGATAGAGTAGAAGATTTGACATCTGATTTCAAATTATTGGAGCAACTAAAATCAGATCCATATTCTAAAGACAGTATGTTATTAAACTTGTTAATGGGTGATGATACTACAGAATTAGTATCTGAGTCATTACATACAACGCATGTTGATTTAGAAGCTCTTAAACCAAGAGGTGAAAAATCAAATCCTAATAATGCATTAAGTAAAATGATTGATATTGATCAAGAAACTACACAAAAAGGATTCTTTCAATATTCAAGACAAGGTTCATCTGTTAGTTATAAAAACATACCTCTTAGAATTGCATCTATGTTTTTTCCAACTATGTCAGATAAGAAACAAATGTTAGCTTTAACAATGCCTGTATTCAATTTCTCAGGTAAACATATTAAATTTAATGGTGGAAAATTAGAATTGAATTTTGAAACATTGGAAGTATTATTTGAACAATTAGTACAACCTGAATTAAACAGAATTATAAAATATCATGAAAATAAAAAAGCAGGTATTGAAGAAAACGTAAAAGGTTATGATAAAGCTGCACAAATGTTTTTATTATTACCACAAATCAATGAAATAGAAGTTGATGGTAATAACATATTGAAAATCATTCATGATAGTATTATGAATGGTGAAGGTATTAATCAAATATGGCTTAAAACTCAAATAGCTAGTAAAGCATATGATATTATAACTAATGTAATAAGTAATGAGATTAAATTGAAATCAGATACAGAACAAATCATTGATTCTGAATATAAAAGCTTAAAAACAAAAGATGAATACAATCCTGTACCAAGTACTGATATATTAAAATTTTCATCTGCAGATTTTATTATTAACAATATGATATCATTATCAAATATGTTTCAATTGATTGCTGGTGATATTGCATTTTATTCAAATGATAAAATGTTTGGTGATTTTGGTGTTGATACAACAATATTAGGTCCTGAATTTAAAAACATATCATCTTTTAATGATGCAAAAAGTAAAGTAAAAGAATTAGAATCTTCTAATAGATTAACTGCAGATGAAGCACAAGCTATTAACTCATTACTTGATCCAAAACCACATTTACCTTCTGAAAAAGGTACTTACACAGAAGTTGTAAAAAACATTAGTACAAATTTAGGTAAAAGGTTAGCTCTTTTATTAGCTCCGGGTGATAAAGTAAATGGTATTACTGATAAACAATATTTACAATTATTTTTAAATGATGTTGAATCAGAAGCTACAAACATTGAATATTTAGTGAAATTGCATTATGGTGATAAAGGATTGACTGATTTAAAAGCTTTGAATGGTAATTTGAAAAAAGCTTCAGGGTTATTCCCAATCATAAATTCATTTTTCTCTATTGAAACAACTGATGCACAAGAATATACAACTGCACAAGAACATTTGGATATACTTTTAAATGCTGATGGTAAAATAACAGAAGAACAATATATTTACTATTCTGAGAAGATACAAGATCAAGAAGAAAATGGTATAACAGAAGAAAATGAAATTAATTATGATGATTTAAAAATCATATTTCAACCATTAAAACCTGTACATACTGGAAGTACTTTTGATCCTACTACTGGTAAAATGAGAATGATATATGTAAAAACATCCTCTTACCCATTGCTCCCCCAAGCTACAGCAGGGACAAAATTAGAACCTCTTAGAGCTGCTATGTATAATCTACAGAAAAAACAGAACATGAATGTTAGAGCTACTTATAAAACTGGTTCTAAGGTTGGTGCAACAAAAACTGGTATTGAACCATTTTCTGGAAAATTAGATAATGATACATTATTAGAATCATCAGCTATTGTTGACAGAAAGAATTTTAGAATTCAGCAGGATGTACCTGTACATGCTTTAGAAACAACAAAAGATGAAGTTCTGATTGGTACACAACTTATGAAATTATTATTTGGTGATGGTGTAACAGATATTCAAGATATTAATTTTATGGACTCCACAATTAGTGGTAGAGACTTATTAAATGAATATGATAATACATATAAGGATTTAATAGATATAACAAAACAAGAGCTGTTTACTGAGTTAGGTTTAGATTCTGATGGTAATGTTGTAAATGAAGAAGATTTCTTAGTTAAATTATCAACAATGCTCAAAAAAGAAGCAACATCAAGAAACTATCCAAAACAAGATATCGATGGTGTTGAAATAATTAGAAATTCAGATGGAACATTAAGATTGAGAAATTCAATTTGGTTATCAACAAATGCTATTAGATACGAAGGTTTATTAAATTCATTAATTACAAAAAAATTAGTAAAATTAAAACTTCCGGGTTACTCTTATGTAGCTGGTTCAAGAGAAGGTTATCAAATAACAGATGATGTAAACCTATTAAATAAGAAAGAACAATCAAGGATTATATATACTGATAAATTTGATGGTAAAAGTTTAAAAGCTAAAACTGATAATAATAAAGCTCAGATATTTATACCTTCAAGATTTAGAGCTATTGATGGATCATTAATAAATCTATTTCAAGGTGAAGGTGATGATAGAAAATATGTTAGTAAAATTAATGGTAGGTGGCAATTAAAACAAGATATGGTTGGTGAAGATCTAATGGATATTACATCATTTAGAATTCCAACATCATCACATGTTTCTGCATCACAAGTTGAAATTGCTGGTTTTTTACCTCCTGAAAATGGTGATTTAATGATTGTACCATCTGAATTTAGCCCACAAAAAGGATTAGATTATGATGTAGATAAGGAATTTTCATATCATCTATTGCATGCTACCACTGCAGATGGTAAAATTGTATCATTGGAAAACTTATTTAATAATGAAAATTTAAATGATTTATTAATCACAACAAAGAAAGAATTACAGAGTTATAGATTAACTTTTAATAATGAAGTTCAATTTTTAAAAATATTACAAGAAATTGAAAATACAGATGAAGTATCAAATGATATTATTAATGATGTAATTAAAAAAAGTGAAACACCAACTGTTATAGATAAAAAATTAACAATAACAGCACAAGATATTAAGAATAAACAATTTGAAATCAAATTAATTAAGGATTTCAAAAAGAAGAACTTACAGAACAAACTTGTAAGAATCAATAGTGCAATTATTAGTAGCAATAATCCTATAATACAAAGAAAGATAAACAAAGTTTTATCCATGGATTTTGCTGGTGCACAAGCCAAATTGTTACAAGATTCTGAAGCTGGTTTTACAACTATATTGTCTGATTCATACCAAAGAAACAAAATGAATTTAGGTGCTGTTGGTCAAATGGGTATTGGAGTATATTCTAATTATGTAGTATTGAATTCATTATTACAACAACAAGAAGATAAGGTATATTTAAAAAGTGTATCAGATGGTACTATATCCAGACTAAACATTGAAATTGGTAGTTATAAATCAGATGGTAGATTAGGTAGATATACTAATATAATAAGTAATGAAGATATTGATACAATATTAAGTTACTATCAAGGTGAAGATTCCAATTTTGAACAAAAACTGAAAAATGGATTAATACATTATGACGATATAACAGAAATATTGATCAATACAAATGATAGATCAATATTATCATTTATTAGACCTATTTCTGAAGCATTTGCTGAAAAACAAAATACTGCTACTGACAATGAAAAAGAACAAATTATGGGTAGAGTTGGTGTAACGTCAGAAACAATTAATGTTGACAGTTTACTTACATTACTAGGATTTGATAAAGCAGAAAGTATTTTTAATATTGATGGTGAATTGGTAAAAGAAGGTATGTCTTTATCTTACTTATTAATATCACAACCAATTGTGAAAGCTTATGTTAAAGCTAAAGCAGCTAGAAAATCATCTATTATAAAAAATTATACATCAAATACTGAATTAATAGATAATTTAAAAACACAATTTGAATCTAATAATAAATCACCTAATTCTGATTTAACACCACAAGTACTTTATGATAATATTAAAAAAGAAACTAATAATAGTGATCAATTAGCTGTATTAGACCTATTTATAGAATTGGAAAATTCCGGAAGAGATATAAATAAAGTACAAAACTTAATGAGTATTACAAAAGATGGTTTAGGTAAAGAATTTGTAAACACAATAAACTTAAAAAATCAATTAATTGAATTTAATACATTACAAGCTTTTAGTGATAACATAACTGATTTAATTGGTGATTTCAAAGAATTACCAACAAACAATATTGATAAACAAAAAGACTTAGATAATGGTTATGTTGAATTGGAAGATGTAATGATTAAACCAAAAACTATGATGGGTCATTTAATTGTTAATTCAATAGTTAGTGGTTATAAATTATGGAATCCATTATTTCCATATGAGAATAAAGCAATAATAAATATAACACATAAAATACAAGAATTATCTAACATATCTGAATCAAATTCTAATGAAATGGCTGATTTAAAACAGCTTGTTATAAAAGAATTAAAAAAATACATGAATACTATTCAAAATTTAGGAACTATACATGGTGATCCTGAAACTGAAAGAGTAAGACTGTTTAAGAATTCAAAAATTAGTCCATCATTGGGTGCTTATATTTTAAAACTTAAAAGTGATAATAATGAATTATTACATTCAAATCCTTTACTATCAAAATTAAAAGTATTGAATGATGATGATAATAAAATATCAAAATTAATATTTGATAATACCACAGAACATGCTTTTGATGAAGAAGTTATGTACCATGCATTTGCTACATTATTATCTGAAAACACACCATTACCAGATAACAAAAACATAAAAGTTGCTGGTAAAAAAATAAAAATTCCAGAACTAACAACCATAGTAAACACAATGATTTCAAATGGTTTAAAAACAATTTCAGTAAGTAATTCAAATAATGAAATGTCTATTGGAGAAAAAGGTTTTACAACTTTAAATAATGGTGAAAGAGTTATTGTTGAATATATTGGTGAAATGTCTATAAATAATTATCCATCTGATTTTTTAATGGATAATGGTTTATCAGATGAAGATCTTGATATGACAACAAAAAGTTTTGTTGAACAAGGACATAAAAAACATGTATTTAAATATACACCAGTGTATACAACATTAATGTTAGCACAAGATTTAATATCTTACTCATTTTTATCTGGTGAACAATCTGGTGCTATTGATTTTACAAAATATATACCAATGTCTTTTTTAGAAAGAATTGGTTATAATGAATTCATGAATAGTATAGATGTACATGATGATGTACTATTTAATGAATTAATGAACTATGAAGAAGATAATGCTGGATTTTTAATACAATTTTTCCAACACAATAGTAATAAATTGAAAGCTTTTGCAGCAAGAGAATTTAATGTAAATGTTAATGCATCATCTGTTAGTAAAGAACCTTTTGCTTCTGATGATGGTACTTATCCTAAAATGATTGGTATAAGAAATAAAGGTGTTATACAACCATATATATTAGGTAGTGAAAAATATTTTAAATTACCTATTGCTGGAATTCATGGTATGAGTGAGTATAATATAAATGTTAAAAATGTAAATAGTATTGTTAATAATGAAGCAAAAGTTGCACCAATAAGTAAAAGAGATTTCAATGATAGTAATAGTTTGAATACTAAAGAATATGACTATTTTAATTATGATTCTGGTCAACCATTAGTTGTTTTATCACATATATCTGATTTAGATAGTGATTATGGTAAATTAGCAGGTGTATTATTAAATATACCTACTGAAATAACACCAATCATAAGTAAAAAACCTATTTATGGTTTAGGTGCATATTCTTCTGATAATAATGAGATTACAATAAATACTAGAATTATTGAGAATTCTAGTAAAGAACAACAAGCACAGACTTTTTTACATGAATATTTACATTTCTTAACAAGTGATTATATAAATAAATATTTTTCACATGATAATAAATTATTAGTTGATAAAAAAGATGTACCAAAAGATTTACAACAACTAGCTAATTTATACACTATTACAAAAGCAGAAATTGATTCCAAATATAGTCTTACAAAAGAAATATATGATTCTTTAAATAAAAAAATAGTAGATAAAAGAAATGGTATTAGTATTGAATTCACAGACAAAGAACAACAAGCTTATATGTTTTATAACTATAAAGAATTTGTTACTTCTGTAATGACTGAACAAGATCTAATAAATGATATGAAAGATATCACTGTACTTGATTTATCATTATTTGATAGATTTGTTACTTTTATTCTTGACATGATTAAATCAAGGTCCAATAATGAAACATTACATGATATTACTAGTGATTCAATTATTAATATCATAGAAGGTATTAACAAAGAATCAGTAGAATTGGACCCTAATGACCCTACTTTTGATGCTGATGTCTACATAAATGGTATATTTAATATTGATACAAAACATGTAATGCCTATAAAAAAGGAAGCAAACTTAACAGATGATGAATTTATTGGTAATATAGAAAATGCTATATCAATAATAAATAGTAGTTTTGGAACTGTAAATTTAAAAGATTTAAACTGTAGCAAAAAATGAGTTGTATAAAAAATAAACAAGCAGAAAAAGACTTTAATGATTTAAGTAAGTTATTAAACAATCAACCAGCAGCAGGTTCTATAATTGCATCAAATAATGGATATTCCTTAGATTTTAATAAAGAAGGGAATCATAGTTTGTTATATGAACAATTATTAGAACATTCAACAAGAGATAAAGCTTTAATTGCTAAAGCTTTACTCTATACGAAAGACTTTATTAATGAACCAACAATTGTTGAATTTAATTCAATGTTTAATAACAATTTGATTAATGAAATAACAAATAATTATTTAATTGCTAATGGTAAAAATACTGTTGGTATTGGCAATGATGTGGATTATAGTATTAAAGGTTTAGATATTAATATTAAAGCAGCAACTATACCCGGTTCTAAGAAAGAACAATTCTCTAATTTCACAGTCTTTAAAAAAGCTCAAATAAAATATTTAAAAATAAGAAAGTATTCATTAGCTGAACAAAAAATAGTAGCTGATAATGCAAATGATACTGAAACATATAATAATGTCTCTAAAGAGCTAAGAAGGGTTTCAAAAACCATGGAAAGTTATGAAGAAGATTTAGCAATGTTAAGAGATCAATCCAATTTTCAAAACACAATAAAAAACATATCCAGAATAGCATTAAATGATTTAACAAGAATAAAATCATTAATGGTTAATGATAATCCTCAAATGTATACTGAAGGTAAAGAATTACTTGAATGGTATAGTAGTTTAGGAAATTTTGAAGAATTAATAGATCATCCATTATTTAAAGATAATACTATTTATAATAATTTACCAGAAAATAATGATACTGAAAAAACAAAAAAAGCTAGATATGAGTTAATGAAATCAGAATTAAAATCTGTTAGTGATAGAGCAAAAATAATAACAGATGATTTTCATAAAAAAACAAAAAGTATTACATATAATAAATTAGTTACTCATAGGAACTATGATAAAGTTACAGAAGGATTAGGTTCAAAAATTACATTACAAGGATTATTTGAAACAGGAGAAGTTGATATTAGTATTTTTTCAGCATGGTTCAGAGATCCAACAAAGAATTTTGGTTCATTATTTGATTCTGAATATTCAAACAACTGGATTGCCCAACTAATGGTTGAAGAATTTGAAGATAAACTAAAAACAAAAGAACAAAACATAAAAAAATTACACAGTAGAATTGATAACTTATTATTAAAGTTAAAATTGAAAGACTACGATTCTTTTTATCAAAAAGATTCTGATGGTAAACTATTACCTTATTTAGTTGGTAAATTTACAAATGAATGGAATACATTAACTGATGATTTAGAAACTAATTTACAAAATGATATATCAGAAATCAACAGAACTGGTGGTAATAATTATAATCTTGCTCATCAAAGATATTATAATGATGCTACAAAAAATGGTAATTTCTTAAATATAAACAAGTTATCAGATTTACAGCAATTTGATTTAGAAGTTAATAATGGTAATAATCAATCTGAATTTAATTTAGATGATGAATATAGAAATACTTTAATTAATGATTTAGGAGAATTAGAATTCAATGATATGATTGAATCACAAAAAAGACTCTATATTGATTACTTAGAGTTTATTAGTGATTATGAAAATAAGTTATTGTTCATGTTAAATGAAGGTCAGATTAAATCTAATAAACCTGATTTACAGTTAAAAATTATGTTAGCTAAAGCAAGAGAGTCACATAATCCTTTAATTTTACACTCATCTAAAAGTGGTTTAATAACTACTGACACAAGAAGTACTTCAGTTAGTGGTAAATATACTAAATTATATCCAAAACCAGAAAACAATCAATTTTTAGATAATAATTTTAAAAGTATAGAAAGTAATCCTGATATGTATGAACTCTGGAAAGCAATGAATGAGAGTTTGAGATACATTAATAGTGTTTTAGTGTCCACTGGTGGAAAGAGTGTTGTCTCCAATTCCCTAATGGATATGGGTAAGACATTTACAGAACATATCAGTATGGAAGGATTTATGGGTACTGAAATGTATAGTGATCTTGCTAAACATGTTATAACAAAATGGAGAAAAAATAAACAAGTAAATCCTTTGGATTTAGTAAGCAAAGATGAAAACCAAGTAAATACATCAAAAGTTAAATCTATGCAAGCATCTATTGATGTTGAAACTAGACATAGAATGTTAATATTTGAATCAGGTATTAAATTTGCTATTACACATAGGAATGATAAATATAAATCATTACTAGATGTAAATCAAACACTCATGAATAAATTACGTGCTATGTTAGATGATACACAGTATGATTTATTCACTAAACATAATATGGGTTCACAAGTAACACTAAATGTTATAAAAGTATTGGTTAGGAAACAAGTATCAAGAGAATTAATGGAACATCAATCTCTTGATTTAGCAAAAGCTATAAAACAATATCTGACTCATGCAGCAAATATTGATGCTAAGAATGAAGCTATACCAATGATTAACCAAATGCAAAAATTGTATGCAGAAGTAAAAGATGCTAATGGTAATACAAGGAAAAATGCAATATTAAAAACTGAAAAATGGATCAAAAGAGCAGTAAAAGATCAACGTGGACAAAGTAAAATATTACTTACAAATGAACATTTTTTAACTAGTACTCCTGATCAAAAAAGAAAAATAAAAGAATTAGAAGATGCATTACTTATTGCAAAAAATGGTGAAGCTGAATTACAAGCTGCTATTACTAAATTAAAAGAACCAACAAATGCACTATTTATATTGAATTACTTTAGACAATTTATAATATTTAATTCAATGGCTTTTAATAAATTATCTGGTATATTCAATAGATTACATGCTTTATTTGGTAATTCTTATCATGATAGACTTGGTGAATATTGGACCTCTGGGAATAATATTAAGAGTGAACAATTCATGAGAAGGAAGCAAATAAAATGGATAAAAGATTCTTTAGGTAAAATATACATTGGTGAAGGTGATATTGAAATGGAAAAGGCAGTATTATTTTTCAATAATGCCAATCTTCATCAGGATATGAGAGATGAAGCTCAAAAAGCTAGTAGGAAACTTGGTAAAGAAGATTATACAAAAAGAATGAATCCATTCTATATGTCTATTACTGCTGTGGAATGGAAAAACCAAGGTCAGACAATACTGAATGTATTACAAGACTTTGAAATTGATGGATTAAATGCTGCAGGTGAACAAATAAAAACACAAGTATTTGATGGAAAAAAGTTTTTAATATATGATAATGTAGATTTAAAAGGTATCAAATTTGGTGAAAAAGGTTTAGATGGTAAAAAAAGCAAAGGTGGCACATTAGTATTAAAAAAAGAATACAGAACTGATGAAAATATTGCTAATTGGGAAACAGGAATTGGAAAACAACAGACAGCATTTACAATATCAGCTAAATCAGCTAATGTTGCTGTGAATGGTAACTATTCTGACACACTTGGTATGGCAATAAAAGATGGTGATGCAGGTAAAGGATTATTACCATACTTAATGATTTTTGCAACATTTTTACCTGAATATATAGGATCAAGATTTGATAAAGGTGGTAAATTATCAACTGGTGTTGTTAGAAAGAAATCAGTTTATGGTGCAGCAAATTCATCAATAATAGCATTAGCAACAACAATGCTTGGTATATTGTTTGGTGGACCAGTTGGTATTGGTATTGGTGTTGCTGGTTTGGCAACAATAGGAACTAAATTTGCTACTGGTACAATGACTAAAAATGTTTCTATACTAAAAGAAGCATATGGTACATTACAATTATTAGCTAGGACATTGATAAACATACCAACAAGAGCAATAATTGGTAAAGAAGTTGTTGAGTTAGATACAAAAAAATATTTTGGATTACATGATAAAGAAGGTAAATCAACTGTAGATCAGGAAAGAGAAGCAAAAGATATACAAGCTATTATGTATGAAATTGCTATTGCAATGACTACAATTTTATCATCAATTGCTACAGCAAAACTACTTGATTGTAGAAGTTATGATTCTGAACAAGAATGTAATAAGAAAAAAGCAGTAAAAACAACACTTATAAATTTACATAGTAGGTTTTTAAATGATATAATGATGCCTGTAAATCCAATGGCTATTATAGATTTCTTTTTACATGGTGCATTATTAAGAACTTTGAAAAATACAGGTGAATTCTTAAGTGAAACAACTAAAGTTATATTTGGTGAAGATCAAGTATATAAAAGTGGTGATAATTATGGTAGAAGTAGAATGCGAAAGTCTGGTACAAAATTATTAATGCCTAGTATTGGTAAATTCTTTGGTGTATTTGACAATAATCCTGATTACAAAAGACCTATTATTGAAACATTAGGATTAGATAATGTTATACCAATAATAAATAGACCAATACTTGGTCAACCTGCTCAATCAAGAAGAGATTATTCTGATTATTGGGTTTCAAAAAATACATTACCAAATGATGAGGAAGAATATACAAGATCATTAAGTACTTATAAATCAAATATTGCACGAATGACAAGTATGTTAATGAACAAAGGTAAATCAAAAAAAGAAGCTACAAAATTGGTAAAATCTTCTTTTAGTAGACCAAAAAAACCAAAGTCAATGAAAAAATAATTACACAGTTTGAAAAAAAAGCTCTATTTGAATCCTGTTAAGGACCCAAATAGAGCTTTTTTATTTATTCATCTGTAAGAACTTTATTGATCGCAGTAATTATTGTTTCTCCTTTCTCAGACATTACTTTTTCAATAGCATGCATAAATAATGTTGCTAAACCCGGTTGTAATCTAACTAGTTGAATAAAAGCATTAATCATATCATCTATTTCACCATCAGAACCAAGTAATACATTCTTTTTTTCATTCAATACACCAATAAATAAATAAGTTTCAATTTCATCTTTTTTATCTACTAGCATATTAATAGAAGATTCTAATGTTTTATCAAATTGTTCTTTTTTCTTTTGATCTTTCATTTTTTAATAGTATTAAATGTTTCTTCAAATTGTGAAATTGGATAATCAACTTCAAGATCCCACGTATTATATTCAACATTAAAATCTTCTTTCAGTTTTTTAATGAAGTTTATTTGTGCTTTGGGGTCTTTATTAAAAATTAATAATCTATCATCATCTTTTGCAAAATAATCATCTAATACACCTGCGTACATACAACTATATGCTCCTTCCTTGAAATATCTAAAAGTATCAATATTTTTTTCTGGTACTTTTATAATAATCATATGTTTATTACCAGTTTTAACGTCATCATAAACATAATCTTTTTCAAAATATAATTGTTTTCTTATAAAATCTAAAAAATCAATGAATATTTTTTTTTCATATATTGATGTATCTATTAATATAAATATATGATTATCAAATACTTCATTAATAGGTAATATAGCATCATTAATACCAATACCTAATTTAAACACTTTGTTTACTTTTTTAACAAAGTCCGAACCATAGTCTTTAAACATAGGTAAAACATACCTTAATGTTCTATTATTTGCTAAGTTCTTTGATATGTCCATTATGTCCTCCCACCAATGAATGTTTTGTTATAACCAATTGATTATTATTTTCTTTAATAATCCTATCTTGATCGAATCCATTTTCTAAATGCCATTTATATAACTCAATACCATGGATAAAACCATGTGTTTCTTGTTTAATAACATGAGTACTTTTAACATTATTATCATCAGTAAGAATAACACCTTTTACTGGATCATATCCATACTTACCTATATCAAGCATTTCATCATCAATAGTAAACATAGCAGCTCCACTAACATCAGATGTGCTTTCAACTAAAAATGAAAATTGTGATACCTTATAATCTTTAAGACTAGGTGTATTTTCAATTAATTGTATGACATGCTCAGTATAGAAAGATCCTTGTATGTCATATCTAAATTTAAAAAATGATTTTACAAATTTACTTATTGGATCATTCATAGTTTTAATATCAATAGGTATTACTATTTTTCTATTATGATCTACAACTAATATATCAAGTAACACTTTTGTTTTTACACTCATCACATCACCATAAATAGGTACTTGAAAATGAATTTCAATACTTTCATCATTTTCATAAGTATTATCAAATAACCATTTGAATTCAGATTTCTTAAAACTATCAACAATTCTATTGATTAGTTGAAAATCATCTAGTGTTATCATTTGTTTACCATTAGATAAACAAGATTCGTCAAAGAAATCAGACATTTTAGCAACAGCTTTTAATTTAGCTGCATCACCATATCTTTTTTGATACTCATGCATATCACAAGCTTCCAGAATTACTGTATCACTCAACATTGAGTAATTAAAATTATTGATTTCTTCTTTTGTTTTGCCAGCAAAAGCATTATCCAATAAATAAGTAATTATTGATAAACCTTTATCAGCAGGTTTTTCAGAGTTTACTATATGGTATAAAGATTTAAATTCCTCTTTACCACAAGTAAGGTGTACATCTACACCACTACCAATTATAAAGTGTCCTTTTTCTGTATAGTATAATGCTTTTTCATCTTTCTTATTATTAAAAGCACTTACACTCTTAAGTAATAATTTTATTTTACTTTGTGATAAATGATCTTCATCACTAAAATAAATATCTACATTTCCTTGTTTTCCAAGTTTAATCATATCAAGGGGTTAAAAAGTTAATAAAATCATCAAAAGCCATTGTAACAGTGGTGTCATATTTTGTTCTTTTAACACCTTGTCCAGTAGCTTTTTCAATTAAAACAATGTTCGGTTTACCATGTTCAGGTGCATCAGGTGGAAACAATTCTGCTATTTTACCATCCATCAATTTCAATTCATTAATAGGATTCAAGCCTCTTTGTTTACCTGCTTTTATCTGAACATTTATAGGTAAAAAAACTAAATCAATACCTGCATCATCACTCATTGTTGATGCATATCTAGCTGTCTTACAATGGGTAAAACCAAAATCTCTAAAAATCTTTGCATACTTTCGTTCTGCATTATGACCTTTAGTTCTATTGGTTTTACCATAGTTTAATTTTTTATCAGGTTTTTTATCAGTCATAGTTTAATATTCGTGATTCATCATCTATGAATCCATACTCTATTCTGTCGTCAGAACTAGGTGTTGGTGACACAGTTAAAGGTGCATCTTCAATTATATCAACAACTTGTATGTCATCATCTTCATTTGAATCTGTTAATACTTCAGTAATTACATCTACTTCTTCAAAAATATGATTCCCATCATTTTCTAAAATAGCATCAATTGGTGGATTATCCCACAAATTAACATCTTGTACTTGTTCTTCAGCATTATTAAACTCTTCTGCAGTTGGTGGTGTTAAATTTCTTACAGATTCAATATTAGTAACTAATACATCATTTGTAGAAATGTTAGCTTTGTAAAAATCAATACTAGCTATAAACTCAAGAGGATTTATAAATGATCTACTATATCTATTTCTATCTGCAAATATATTTTCAAATTCAACAAGATTATCCATATTACCACCTGTACCAGTTATTAACACACTACCAGTTTGTAAAACACTAGTATCAATACCATCAAGTAATTCAGTAGTAAAACTATGTGGTAATGATATAAATTCTTCTTCATCAAGTAATTCAGTAGTAAAACTATGTGGTAATGATACATAATTATCATGCTTTGAAACATAACTTTTTAATCTATCAGTATAACTGTTTAATTGATTGAATCCTATACTTATAGAATTAACAGATGCTTCAGAAAAACAAAATTTTGTTAATTCTTGTTTAATAGACATATTAACTGTAATATCATTCAATATATATTTTTTGAAATATAGATACATCTCTGAATACAAACTATTTGTTAATAAATCAACATCTATTAAGAACTCTCTATTATCATGTTCAATATCCATAAGTGGTTTGCCAATAATATCAGATGTTTTCATAAACATACCAGCTAATATTTTGAGTTTTCCATTGTTAATAGTAGCAACAAAACCAAATGTTATAAAATAGTTAATCTTTTTCTTAACATAATAAACATTATTTACATAATTTGATTGACTTGTATTACCTGTTAATATGTTAGCTATTTCTCTAGTTTTTATATTATTATTATTATGTTTTCCAAAAACATAATAATAATTCATTATACCATCATCTTCGTTTGTTGTAACTCTATATTTATTATACAAAGAATAATAAGGGACATATGTATTAGCATTTAATGATGATATAAAAGGAAGTGACAAACCAACAAGATTCTTTGTGGTGTATGATTCATTATGAAACATTACTAAACATATTTAAAGGTAAAAAGTATTCAGTTTTAAAAGGTACTGTTCTTGCCTTATTTTGTTCTATCATATTTGTTATATGATTTGTGAGAAAACCTGTCATGAATCCAGCAATCATAGCTGCTGTATGACTTGTTTGTTTTAACGAACATACTGTTTCTTCAACTTCGTCATCATTGAATAGGTATTTTTCTCTATATTCTTTTGTAGTTTTTGGTGTAACACAAAATATCTGAAATTGCTCCATTGATAACCTACCATCAATTAATATAGCATCTTCATTTTGTTCATTTTTATTATGTTCAAACCATGCATCAAATTGATGCTTTCTTGCAGTCATATTATCAAATCCACCCATTACAAATAATGCTGATGGAGTATTAATATTTATTCTTTCATCAAAAGAGTGTATTTTGTTTGATGCTCCAAAACTATGTACTAATTTTGACACAGCTGTTACTTTTTTAATACCTATGTACTCATTTGTAATGAATTGACCTGACATATTATGTTCTTCAAATGAATCATCATCGTAAATAATTAATTCATAACCTATTCTTGACAAAAATAATGTTAGCCAACTACCTATACCACCTTGACCACCAACTAATACTTGTTGTGGTGTACACCATAAAGCGTCTTTAAATCTTTCTTTACTCATTTTTTATTTTTTAAATTTTCAATTAATATTCTTAAGTAAGCTAATATTACTTCAAGTTCAGGATGTAGTTCTGTAGATAATTCAAAATAATCATATACAGTTGTCATTGCATCAATAAAACTTACATTATCTGTAGGTAGAAAGTAATTTTTCCATAAACCATGGCTACCATCAATTAATTGTTTTGTATATTGAGTTAATTCAATATCTGAACCTTTTAAATTATCAAGTAATATAACTACTGAATCTTCTGGGCCATAGCTCTCAGCATCTATATCTCCATGGTGTAACCAATAATTTGGAAATGTATCTTCCCATATTAATATTTCATCATTAGTATCATCAAATATTTTTGGCATTCCAAGACCTAATTCTGGTAATGGTTTAGTAAATACATTTGGTTTATTATATTTATGAACATTAGCTATAATATTAGGTTTGTTTTTCATTGCCTCCTTTTGCAATGCTAACTTTTTGGCATTTTTAGATATTATACCGTCAACTAATGATTGAAAAGTTTCATCAATATTATTAGTTTCATATTCAAATACACAATTATAAATAAATATTTTTTTTTCAATATTACTTAATGTAATTGTCTGTTTAGATCCATTAGTTCCTTTAAAAGCATATTTGGAATTATTTGTACTTTCACCAACAAATCCAATTCTACCTACAATATCTAATGCGTTATTTACAACAATACTTACATAATAGTTATGATTTTCGGAATTTAAATTCATCTCATCCATATCAACACTACTAAAATAAGCAGGCATTGTATTATGTGAATGTATATGTCCAAAATTCATTTTTAATGTTGCAGGATTATCCATTCTATACCCTACAAATTCTTCTGTAAAAGCATAATCTGTAGCACCTCCACTACCTTTGTCCATTGGATAAATAGATTCTAATGTTATTACAAAATCATCACTATCAATATCATTCATAGTACTGTAAAATAATATACCAGACCATTCGACACTAGCAATTCGAGTAGTCAAGTATTTAATTTCATTCATTATTTGATCACTAATGATAATTTTTATTGTTCTTTGTAATATTACTACAGGATATCGAACTTTTTGTTTAGTTTCAGTCATGTTTTAAAAGTTGTAATTTTAATTTATTATTTAAATATTCTAATGTGATAGCAATTAGGTCTTTTGATATAGAGTATTGTTTATTAGTAATCCATCCTCCATCACCTAATAGTACTTTCAATGGTCTAGTACTAACACCTTTGAAAATAAAATTGCTTTTTAATTGTGTGACTACTTCTTTATAATTATTTTTTACTTTTTGCATTTCATACTCTGTCCCATCTGCACTAACAAATACTCTATATTTGCTGTCCATTATAGAATCAACATATGCTAAAAAAGCATCAGTTTTTATGAATTTTGTATCATATCCTATTGTTAATTCTAAATCTTTTGGATTTAAAGTTTTGTCTATTAAATCATAATAATTAAGCAATTCATCATACTCTATATTAAAAGTAAATAATTTATCTTTTGGTATTACCCTATCAAGTTTGATATGTGGTCCACCTTCGAGTGATTCCCATTCTAAATATGGTTCTATTTGTAACACAATTAATGTAAATAAGTTTTCATTACTTACTGAACCAGCATTAAATATTTGTTGTGCCATGTATAAAGCACCAGAACCTAAACAGAATTGTGAAAAATAAAAAGGTGTATTATCATATTGTGTTCTAGGAGATGATCCTAAATGACTATGTATATAACCAACAGATAATTCATTTTCTGTTAATGTGGATCTAACACCTTCAATGTTATATAATATGAATTTTTTAATAAGTTGATCATCACTATATAAATCCACATGTGAATTTTTAACATACTCATTATCAATATAATTATTAACTTTAAAATTTAATTTCATATACATATCTTTTATTTTATGTAAATCATTAAAATGTGTATTACTAATTACAAAATCACCTATTTCTATAACAATAGATATATTAAATATACTATCTTTGCGAACAGTAAATTGTAATTCATAGGTTGGATATGACTTGGCAACCAAATTACAATATTGTTTAACTTGATCATATAAATATAATAAATCTAAATGTTCATATTCTATCTTTAAATATTCAAGTATCTGTTCATTTGTAAAATGTTTATTTATGTACTGTATTTCATTGTGGTGCATAATTAATTATTTAATAAAAAAGGTAAATACCTAATGATATTTACCTTTTTTAAGTTATAAAATGAAAAAAATATTAGCTAATGTCGTTGAATTCCCTACGAAGTTCCTTAGCTATCTTCATAGCCTCTGCTTTCAAAAGATTAGATTTCTTCTTTTCTTCATCCTTTTTCTTCTTTTCTTCAATCTTTCTCTTTTCTTCTGCTTTTTCTTCTTCTTTTTTTGCTAATTCTGCAGCTTTTTCAGCAACAAGTCTTATTTCAATTTGAGAATTTAAATCTTTAACTAATCTATCAATTGATTTTAAGTCTTCTGATTCTTTACTGTTCAATTTAACTTCTGCATCAGTGACAAGAACAATATACTTAAATTCTTGTTTAGAATCTACAATAGATTTAACAATATTGCCAGTGTTTTCCTTTTTTGGTGTCTTCTCTATTTTCTTCTCTATTTTCTTCTCTACTTTTGGTTCTATTTTCTTCTTTGACTCCTTCTTTGGTTTTTTCTCTACTTTCTTCTCTTCTTTTTTAGTTGAGGTTTTTTCACCATTATGCCAACTAGTTAGTAATTCTGTAATTTTATCACTACTTAATTGAGTCCAATTTTTAGAACCATCTTTGAAATATTCTTTTGCAGATTCATTTTTTGCAAATATTTTTTTCATTTCAGCTCTTTTTTCTTTAAAAGAGAGTGTTGAATAATCAATACCGGATTTTGTTTTCTTAGGCATTAAGAACAAACTAAAGTCTTCTAATGGTAATTGTGCTGCATTACTCTCTAAAGTAGTTCTCTGTTCACCTAAAATAGCTTTTAAACCACTTGTTGGAATATCATTCTCATTAAGTTCACCCTGTAATGTACCCCAATCTGTAGCATTAATACTAATTGATTTTGCATTTTGACCATTTGATGTGTAAACTGTTACAATTCTACTCATTTTTTTAATTTTTACGTTGTTAAATAATATTATTAATAACCAATAATTTCAATAATTCTATTTTTCCTTTTTCCTTATAAAAATCAGAACTATCTGTCACATTAGGATAAACAGGAATTATAACATTCCTTGCTTTATTTGGGTAATGTGAGTTAAGTACTGCTGTCAAATAAATTGATGATTCTAATCCTTTTTTGTCATTATCATATAATACAATATATTCATCAAATCTATTTAATAGATTTAAAAGTGTTTCAGTATTAGGCATTACACCTTCTGATTGTAACCATGTTGTATTAACTTTGAAATTTTTAATAACAATAGCATCTTTTAATGATTTAGTAATAACTAATTTATTACCATAGATAGGTAAAGTTCTAAGACCTCCAATATGATTACTATCTAAATTAGATACCCACTTACCATTGTTTTTTTGAGAATAAGGACTATATATTTTTACTTTTGGGAAAAATTCATAATATGCATATGTAATAGTCTTTGGTCTAACTACTACAACCCTTTTTAATTTAAAAGAATAAAATTTATACCATATTATAGCATACACATTTTCATCAATTAAATTTTGTTTTGTAATACCATATTGTGACCAATATTTTTCATCATTTGAATTAAATGACCTTGGTTTAAATACAATATTTGTTGTGGGTTTTACAACATTTTTATTTTGTAATGGGGGAAATTTTATTTTAGCAGGTTCACCCTCACCATTTAAACCTAATTTAAAATGTCTATTAACTAATGATAATGATTCTATTAATGATTTACCTGTTTTTTCTGATATTATACCAAAACAATCCAAGTGTGTTTTATGATAACCAAAATCTAAAAATAGTAATTTATCACCAAACCATATAAAATTACAATTAGGATTATTATCATCACTTCTTATTATTGAATGATAATTTTTATTTAGCTGTGGTCTTTTTCCCATTATAACACTAAAAATATCCTCTTGTGAAACTCGCAAGAGGATATTTTCTATTGTTAAAGGAATTGTATTATCATTTACAAAACCGTACATAAGTTAATCCCATTTCTTTGGTTCACCTTCAACAATAGGTGAACCCATTTCAGCTGGTGCTACTGCTGGTGCTGTAGCAGCATGTGAAACACCTACAACAACATCTTCCATAGAATTTTCTTTTTGCTGTTTAGCAAAGTTAGATTCCATATACCATTTTGTTCTTTGAAATGGATGTTCAATATTATTTGTATCAACATAGATTAAATTACCATTTAATCTACTCTCTGTCCATTCACCACCTGCAGGAATAATATGTCCACAAATCCATTTACCATGTTTTACATTTCTTGGTAAGTTAACAAAGGTGGTATTATTTTCACCTGTAATAAGCCATTTCCATTGACCAAACACATCTAATTTTGCATTTTGAAAATTTTGTGGCAATATATTACTAGAAACATCACAAAATTGTTTAAATGTTGTGATGGGAACTGAAAAACCTTGTTTAATCATTTCAACAGGTACAAATGCTTTTAAAATATGCACAACAACACCATTTAATTCTTGAACAGCAGCTTTAAACTCTGCTGCAGAAGGGTCAGTAATCTCAATATTATTTTTACCATATGCTTTTGTTACAGGAAATAATCTATAACTAACATCTTTACCATTGATACTAAAAATAATGTCTAAAACTTCTCCGGGTGTATTATTCTTACCACCATTAGGATTAAATTCAAACTTAGTCATATTTGTAATACCACTATTTAATCCAAATTGTAATGCTGGACCTTTTGAAGAACTATCGTCTTCTGTATATCCATAACCTTGATTCTGATCACTCATGTTTAATATTTTTTAATAGATACTTATTTAATACACTGATTGTAAATTACTTGATTATTTTTTAACCAAATGACTCACCAGCAACAACTTTCTTTTCTTCGTCTGATATGTTCAATTTTTCATTGTTAAACATATCAGCTAAATTTTGACCAGAAGCTATTGGTTCTTTAGCTTTTTCAACTGTTTCAATTTTATCTGGGTTTATAATTTCTTTAACTTCTTCAGCTGACTCAACTTTCTCGATTGTATCATCAAGTAATTGATATGTTGGAACTACAATTTTTTTGACTTTCTTATTTTTCAATTTTTCATGTTGAAAAATAGCTTTTACTTCAGCAGCACTGATGTTATATTTTTCACCAATTGCTTTTCTATCTCTACCTTCTTCAAGGTCTGTTAGTATATTACTAATTTTTATTGTTTTTAATTCTGACATTCTATGTTTTTTAAAAATGTATATTTAATATTTTTTCATTATGCACAATGAAAATTCTTTTTATTCTTCTGCTGTTTCGTATTTAGTTATTTCATCTATAACAAAACCTAAGTCATTGTTAATAAGAAGTTCAGGAAATACGCCATAACTACTTTTTGCTGGATATCTACCATCAAAATTAGTTACAAATTGTTTTTTTACTTTTTTGGCAATGTCATCAATTTTTTGTGACACATATAATACATAATCAAATTTACCTTCTGGGGTAATATAATCTTGCCGATAACATAACTCCCTGTTTAACTACTATATAAATTAGTAATCACTCTAATTATAGTTAAACTCTTAATATTTCTATTAAGACTAGACTATATCTTCATTTTTAAATAACCATTTATAACCATAAGCTGTTTTTAATCTTCCATGACAACATGAACTAATATTAGATTTTAACCAACCAGTAGTTTCTTGTATTATACCAAGTGAAACCCATTCATTTAATAATTCATTGTTTAAATTGTATTGTTGTACAATTTTGGATTTTTTCATTCTTGTTTCAATACTTTGAATTTTACCAGTATTAATAATTCTAAGTTTTTCTTTTGTAGATTCTTTAAGTACTTTATTTTTATGACCATTAGAAATTTTCAATTTAGTTTTTTCTGATCTATTTCTACCAAGTAATTTATTAGAAATTTTAATTTTATGTTCTTTTGTCATTTTATAACCTAATGTCCCACTTTCACCACCAATAGAATGGTTGCATAAATTTGGATATAAGTTTATATAATATTGTTCTTTTTCAATCCAATTATCACATTCTTCAATTAATTCAATTATTGGTTTTTTACCAACATTAATTAATGAA